TAAACTTTTCTTTAGTCACTATACTTCTCTTTGATCTTCAAAAGCAATAATGTGTGGTCTCCAAGTCATACGATAACCATTATCTCTTACCCAATCAAATACTAAGGGATAGGATTTGAATAGTGATTCTCTACTATCACCTGCTGGCATAAACCATACTTTATCGTTTGGAACGTTTATAACATCTAAAAAATCTATGATTTCTGCTAACGCACCTTCATCTTTACCATCCCATACTGGTTTGATGTGGTAATCCGCATGGTAATCTAGCGTTTTACGTATAGCATCAACGTTTAAACGCAGTTTATTATGTTGTTTAACCATCTTAGCGCCCATCTTTTCGTCTAGTATTTTTCCGTTAGGTAAAGTAGCTCCAATAACAGGAACACTATTACCAAACTTAGGGGATAGTGAAATAAGATTAATAGGATAATCGGTTTCTAAGAAGTGAGAACCCTCAGTTTCGATTGTAATAAAAATACCTCTTTCGTTAGCAAAGTTAGTTAACTCGTTACATAAAGCAGCATGCATAGTTGGAGATCCTCCTGTTAACATCATCTCTTTGATGTGGGGATTCTCATCATAAGCTTTAATAATATCTTTAAAGTTATAAGTACCTTTTTCTGGGTGGATTGATGTATACCAAGAATCACACCAGCCACCTTCTCCAAAGTAGCATCGGTGAGTACATCCAGTAGTTCTTATAACTACAGTTGGATAACCTGCTCTAGATCCTTCTGATTGTACCGCTGTGTAGATTTCAACGATAGGGAGGTTTTTTTCGTAATCCTCAATACGTTTTAGTTTTGACATATGTTAATTTTTTTAAGTGGTTGTACAGTCACTTTGAACCGTTTTATTGGATTCAATATAATAAGGCCCCCTATGGGAGCCAAATTACTTTATATATTTTTTATTAATTTTAAACAAGAGTCCATTGTTTGTCATTAAATGATGAATGACCTGACACAGCATATCGATGTAATATTGAGGTTACGGGGTAAACATCTGTTGGATTCATCCCATCATCTGTGGTGGTTACTGTTATTGATATGGTTACAACAGTACCTACAGTTAACCCTGTATAGCCATAACCTTGATATCCAGATCTAGCATTTGATGTATAGGTTACAGTACCATTCTTTGCGAAAGAAACACTATAAGATAATACTTGACTGTGGGCTGTGCCACCACCTTGAAAAATAGGTCTTGTATTACCTACCGCCGTAACGGTAAAATTACATGAAGAAGAAAGTGTATGGCTTGATCCGTTAGAATAGGTAGTAGTATTAGGACTAGCTGAAACGGAACCAGAAAATGTTGGGTAAACTGCGGCAGGACCTGCTCCTTGATAGACTGTATCCGTAAGTGCGTTTATTGGGTCTATGGTGTTTGTTGCTGTATAGGTTCGATTTATAGCACCTGCTCCATTTCCTCGTTTAGATTGGCTTGAAGTTGTTGAAAAAGTACCACCTGGGCCCATAGTATGAACCGTAGCCCCAGTAACACTTAAAGTAAAGGTAGCACCAGCATCACCTATGACAGAATGAGTTAGGGTTGATGATGATGTTCCTGGGATGGAAGATGGGGTTACTGAGTATGAAAGTATATTTGGAATTGATCCACCTGAGATAAGTAATCTTTTATTAATCATAGAGTGATGTATATCGAATTATAATAATATATCAAATGTTATTACTGCCTCTTTATCTGTCAATGCATTTATCTCTGTTTCTTTAGAATCCACAAGTAATCTGATTCCATCTCTTAAAATGGTTATATTCTCAGGTACCTCAATATTTTTTTCAGTTTTACGTAATAAAAACCAATCGGTTTTAGCAAGTTTTACATTAGCATTTGTTTTTAACTCCACTATCTTTGAAGTTTTTAAGTCTTCTAAAGAATCCAATTCTTTTTCTACAACATCATATACAAAGCACTCTTGTGAACTATCAAAATGTAAGTTATTAATGTCTTGAATAACGTTGTTATATGTAGGAACTACTACATCATAAAAACCTAACTGTTTAAGTTCTTCTTCAGATAGTGTGTTTGCCTTTAAAATAGTTTCTCCTGTAGTTTTCTCTAGTGTTTTTGGGATAGCATTGTACTCTACAACCTCCCCGTTTTCTATTCTTGCTTTCATTATTATGATGGTGTTCCTATTGTTGCGAAATATGATGGTGTGGTTTGATCAACACAGAGAATCTGTATTAAAGTAACTCCAGCTTCATCTACTGTGTTTCCTGTTATTTCTGCTACTGATGAGGGTAATGTAATTGCAAAATCCCCAGTTACAACAATATCTTTAACTGCTGCAAGTTGTGGATTTGAGAAATTAAATGTTGTAGGTTCAGTTATTGTTATGTTAAATATGTCTGCTTCTTCAAAATTGAAAGTAGCAACTCCAGATGAGGGTGTTACGGTATGGGCAACACCTACAGGTTTGGGGGGTATTGGGAAGAAAGTGGATAGTTTATTCATATTGTTGTTTTATATTATTATAATGTTGGTCTTATGTCTGGGAAATTGGGTGTTGAAGGCCATTCCCTTAGAGTTACTCTATAAGCCATATAATCACTATGTTGAGGGTGATCGGTTGTGGGAACTATGTAGTCTGTATTTTTAAGTTCTTCATCTCTCCATTCTCTTTCAAATTGATCTAAAAATGAATCATCATGTTCTTCAATATAATCATAGAAATTTGAATCATTATTTAAATCCTCCATAGTAGAGAATATTCCTATTACTTGGGGTGGGTGATCAAGAAATTTTACGTATTTCATATTTTATATTTTAAAATTGTGTTACACAACAAGCATACCCTCTTGAAGTTTGGTTTGGAAGTGTGTAATAAGTTTCAAATTCAATATTTAGTGATGTTTCATATTTTAATCCAGGTACATTATATCGTCTTGATACATCAGCATCATAAAATGAAAAATTAAGAGCTGAACCATATGTGGAACCATTAGAACCTGTAAATCTTCCTATGAAACTTGTCGCACCATCTATAGCATTGAGAAATATCCCTTTTGTTGATGATGATAACGATGGAATGGTAGGATAACGATTTATTCCAGCATAACCGTTGTTATCATTCCCATATCTATATTCACTAAAAAGTGGAAGACCTAAAGCTATATTACTTGCAACATAACTATTAGTAGAAGCTGAAGTTGAAGAAGTTATTATTGAAGTTGGAGTTGATAATATAAAGGGAGTACCACCATCAATAGTTACTCTCATATCAAGTTGTGTCCTAGTAGTAGTAGCAGTAGAACCAACTCTACTTCTAATATACCCATAAGCCCACCAAAATATACCCCCACCAGATGTATCATTAAATACTGATGTGTAATTTGAGGTAGATGATGATAAAGTACCTGAGGTAATTGATGGGTGAGATGGTCTGGTTATTTTGTAACCAGGGAGAGATGGTTGATTATATGCTGAGGTGGAACTTTGTGGTCTGCGAGTTTCAATTCCACTAACATAAGCATCAAAATTATCCTGTATATCTCCACTTAGAATGGGATATTCAACCCCACCCACATTTAAAATTGTTTGATTTGTTGCACCACCACCACCACCACTTGAAGGTAAAGGAAAATATGTTGAGAAATCGCCCATATTGTTTTATTAAATTTATTAATTATTGTTGATATCCATTTGAAACTATATTATCAATTTGAGTTGGTCCTGCAATCCCATCATATATGCTAAGGCTAGACCATTTGTCTGTTAACCAATCTACGTATCCACTGTTTGTACCTATCCAAAAACCAGTACCATTTCCCGCGTTGACAACTGATGTTGGGAAATTACCACTAGGTAATGTAGTTGTATTTATTAGGGTTGATGATGTAGAACCTTCAACCCCCACATATGTTTTTACGGTATCCACAGTAAAAGTTGTAGTTATATTATACCATGTGTTAGTAGACATACCACCATCTGTAAAAGTGGCTATTGCTGTATTCCCTGAGTATATTCTAAGTGATTGTGTACCGGAGTTATTTCTACGAACTAATCTTATATCAGAGGTTCCATTAATATTAAATGACCATATTGCTCTGTCTGAGTTAAATCCTGGGTTGTTTGGTTTATTACCCCAATATGATACACTAAATTCTGTAGGTCTAGTAAAACCTGTTCTTCTACCATGAGAACCAGCACCATTTAACTGCCAATACTTATCTCCAACTACATTATTATAAGAACCATAGAAAAATGCTCCTGGACTACCACTAGCATAAGGTCCTAAAACTAAACCATTTATTACGTCGGTACATGTAGACCCTCCATTAGTAAAGGAAGATGCATCCCATGCTCTCCATGAATTGTTTATAGTAGCTACGGGGTCTGGGGCATCATTATATACTAACTCAGTTCCTATATAGATTTTCCCTATAGCTTCGGTCCCTGCGTATACTTTTCCTATATTATTTGTTCCTAGTTTTAATGACATATTTATTTATTGGGATAAATTATTCTCTTACAAATGTAATATATCCAGCTGTACCTATATCTCCATTATCAGCTATCTTAAATTTAAATGGACCTTCTGCATTAGGTAAAGCTCCTGTGTCTTCTATATAGTATTTAGCTGAACTACTTCCATCTTTGGATATAATACCACTTGATTTGATATTACCCATAGTGGCATTACCTATAGTAGCATCTCCAGGTGATGGAGATACTTCGTATGATGATGGTGATGCTAGTGCTGTAAATAGATGGGTGTTAGAATCATCATAGTATGTAGGCCCATCTTGGTAAGCGTATAAACGTGATTCACCTACAGGGAAGGCTCTATCGGAGTTATTTTCATCTATATAAATCCAATTTGTTGTAAATGTTTTTGAAGTTCCATCATCAAAAATTAAAGAACTATAAGTTTTACCATCCTCTAGACCTACTCCTGATCCAGTGTTAAACATAATATATACTACATCTGTTGTAGCACCTCCACTACTAAGTATATCGGATTCAAATCCACTACTTACTAAAGAATAATTAATGGTTGGTAAAGAAACATTATCTCCACCTGTTAAAATTATATTACTTCTACCTGTTATATCTCCTGTTACTGTTATACCACCTGTAGTAGTCAACTCACCACCAGATCCTGCCACTGTAGCTACATCTAATTGACCTAGCCCTGCTGGGGAGTTGTAATCATTAAGTGATCTATTTCCAGTATCATCATAAATGATGAGTTGGGTTGGGTTGTCAGTATATAGTATTGAATTTCCTGTACCTAAGTTTAGATCAGCATTACCTTGTGCTAAATATACCCACTCTCTTGTATAAGTAGAGGGATCATTACTTGGGTAATTTGTAGAAGATCCTAATGTTACAGCAGAATATGTTTGGTTATCTACTAAGTTGGTTGCTTGGCCCGTATTAAAGTTAATATAATCAACATTTCCCTTAGAATTTACTACTCCATTTCCAAAAGTAACGTTATTAATTTCTGATGTGGTTAACGAAATAGTTGATTCTCCTACTCCTCCAATTGTTCCTCCAATAGATACGTTTTGTGTTACTGTTAAGGGTGAAGTAATTGTAGTTCCGGCTTCTGCCTCTACTCCTCCAAAAGCTAAAGTTGTTGGAGAAGTTACTCCAGAACCTTCATTGTAACTCCCATTTCCATCTATAAAATCAGATGGTTGGAATACACCATTGGCTCCAGTACCTCCCATATAGATAAGACCTGAATTATTAGCTGCGGCAGAAATTCTTACAGTAAGAATATCACCATCACCATCTGTGTATGTTACTGGGAAGGGTGTTGTTATGGAGGATAATGAAGAGTTGAGTGGATTATTATTGTTATAATTACTTTCAATAAATGGTCCTACTACTCCAGTATCATTTACAGCTATCATTTCAAATCCAGACCCTCCTAAACTGGCAGCTTCAAAAGCAGTCCCAAATGAAGGGGAAATACCTAGGAATGTGTCTGATATACAAATATTCCCTCCTTGAGTAAAAATATTATTAGGTGTAACTTCTGTATATGTTATTCCATTGTCGGCATTAGGGGTAAAACCTGCGTTTTGTGCTGTTATTGGTGAATCCACAAATGCGCCACTAATATTTAATGGCATGCTACCTGTGGTTGGGTTTGTACCACCAACACCTGTTAATTTAGATCCATCTCCTTGAAACGAACCACTCATTGATCCTGAAATACTGCCGGAAACATTTATTGATCCTGTTACTTGTAATGCCATATCTTATTTTATTGTTGTTTATGAAAGTCTTATCGCTATAAGGTTACCATTTCTATATAATCCACCTAATGCTATACCCCCTATGGCTGCTGCTGTATCATCAGCAAAGTTACCACTTTGGGATATTTCAGGTAATACTATTTGTAGTGTTTCAAAGTTAGCTTCACTACCAACCATACTTAAACTACCAGTTATTCTAACATCCGCGGATGAAGATATAAATGTTCCTCCATCATACCAAACGGATGATGCACTACCTGTGGTAGATCCAGCAACAGTTCCTATCAAAACCCACCCTTGATTTCCTCCAGCATATGTTAATGTAAACGATGCCGTTGCTAAATCTAAAGTTAGGTCATTTGCGCTACCCATTATTAACTCTCCATTTCTACCTAATATGTTACCTGCTATATTAGATCTATTAGAAATTTGAATTGAATCCCCATTTGTTGGGTTTAAAGGTAAGGTTAATGTATATGCTGTGGATGTTTCAAATACATATGTTTTACCTTTTTCAGCGGTAGTATTTGATGTTACATATTCTGAAGGGAATCCACTACCCCCACCATTCAAAGCATATGATGCTGTTAAAGCGTATGAAGCTGATGTTGCTGTTTGAGCGTATGATGAGCTTACTTCATGAGTAATCTCATGTGATGATGATATAGCGTATGATGCTGTTAAAGCATATGAAGATGTTAATGAATTACCACTACCATTTAGAGCATATGATGCTGTTAAGGCGTATGATGATGAAACAATGTTAGTTAATCCACTTCCATCTCCTTGAAACGAACCACTCATTGATCCTGAAATACTGTCGGAAACATTTACTGATCCTGTTACTAGTAAATTACTAGATACTGTTAGATCACCTGTTACTGTTGTGCTAGCTGTAGTTGTTGTAGTCTCATCAAACGTTAAAGTCAACGCTGTTCCTCCGTTATAGCTCGTTCTAATCGCTGGAGTAACATCCATGTTTATCCCAAAAGGGGCAGCACCTGTATTTAACGATCCACGAAATGTAGTGACTGTATAAGACTCATTATTTTGAGCTTCTGTAAAGGTAAACACTGTTCCTGCGTTAAGAAGAGCTTGTAATCTATCATTCTCTGCTTGAGCAGCCAAGAGAGTATCTCCAGCGGAGTTGCCTGCTGCAAATCTAAGATCAATAAAGACTGTACTGCCCGCGGATTCACCTAGAAAAGCTGTACCGTTTATTGTTGTTGATGTAGTTGAACTCCCTCCTGGCATTGCTGTTATTGGTGAATCCACAAATGCTCCACTAATATTTAATGGCATGCTACCTGTGGTTGGGTTTGTACTACCCCCACCATTCAAAGCATATGATGCTGTTAAAGCGTATGAAGCTGATAGTGAAGAAGTTAAAACGGCTGTAGGTACTCCATCTCCATCTCCAACCCAAACATGTCCTGATTCTAAATTAGGTAAATCATTTGATCTACCTGAACCTTGTATAAGTATTTCTCCTTCAGTTGCATTTACTTTACCTACAACTCCAATATTTTGGATAAAACTACTACCTGTAGGTTTAGTTTGTGTAAAATCTCCATTAGAATTTACATATATGTTTTTACCTGCTGTAAATCCTGCTGTATCTACTCCTATTATTTTACCACTTACAACTGCTGTTCCTGAGGTATTAGCCGTTAGTGATTCTCCAAGTACCCCAATTGCAGGCATTGTATTTGAAGAGAGATTAGAAGCTATAGCTATATTAATATTATCTCCTGTAACCCCAGTAGCGTATACAGGTACTCCTTTAGCTATACTACCACCTGATGTATTCTTAACATTTACTACTATTTCATTTGCAGTTAAAGAGTGTTGGGAATCTGCAGCGTATGATGCTGTATGGGAGTATGATGCTGTTAAAGCGTATGATGCACTTATACTTTCTAATAAGTTTCTAGCATCTGATGCTGATCCACTTAAAGCTGCTATTGAAGCGCTTATCGCTTGATCAGTTGTTGTAAGTGAAGCACTTAAGTTAGATATCGGGAGAGTAGATGAACCACTAACTTGGTCAGCCAATACATAACCCGAATCATTTGTTAATTGGGATATATTGGATCCACTTATTATTACTTTTTTCCAATTTGGCATTTTACTTTTATATTAGGTTGGTTACAATCTTGCCCACTTCCCCTATTGGGGCCGTAATACATTTTTACTTATTCATATTTGATGCATGCATTTGTAGTTTATTCAATACACTAGCTACTAACATAGCATCTTTTCCTTTTATACTTAAATTCATAACAGCTTTAGCTATTACAGCCATTTCTTGCTCAGTTAAATCGAGACTATACATTCTTTAGTTGGTTTTGTAGTTTTATTACCATATTATATACTTTTTCTAAATCCTCTCCTTTGAAGGTGGATTGTTTTATAAGTGTTAATATAATACCAATCTCTACTTTATCCAACTTACTTTTGGAAACCCCTATTGGGGTTTCCATCTGTTTTACTAATCCCATAACTTATTTAAGTTTTTACTATGAATAGATATAAATATCTTCTGTATCCGTTTTAACATGAATAGTACCTACACCATATACTGCTGCTGTTGTTGGTACTGCTGTTGATGTTTCTACTGTACCTAAGAAAGCGTCTACTGAGTTGAAGGTTGTTGCATCATGAGCTAATGATCCTTGTAATGACCATCTACTACTTGCTTGAGAATATCCTAATGCTTTACCTGATCCATCAGCTGCTGCTTGGATTATAAGACCACCATCTGTTGCTGAAGTTGAACCACTTGCAAATAACGCAAACTTATCTTCAACTAATAGGTTAGTTGTTTGAACTGATGTAGTTGTTCCTTTAACAGTTAAGTCTCCTTCTACTGTAGCTGCACCATTAACTTGTAAATCGTTAAAAGTTGGATTAGATGTTTCTGATAAATCAAAAATATCAACAGTTTCTGGTGTACCATTAAAATCTGCTATAAACTGACCTTGTACTGTAGAAGTAAACGATAAAGTAGTAGTATCAGCTATTTGAGATACTAATAAATCTCTAGCGTCTGATGCTGAGCCACTCAATGTTGCTACTGATGAGCTTATTGCTTGATCAGTTGTTGTAAGTGAAGCACTTAATGCTGTGATAGCTGCTGTTGAAGATCCACTAATTTTTGTTACTAATAAATCTCTAGCGTCTGATGCTGATCCACTTAGTGTTGCTACAGATGAGCTAATCGCTTGATCTGTTACAGTTAAAGAAGCACTTAAAGCTGAATTGTCAGCAACTATTAGGTTTCTAGCGTCTGATGCTGATCCACTTAGTGTAGCTACTGATGAGCTAATCGCTTGGTCAGTTGTTGTAAGTGAAGCACTTAATGCAGCGATTGGAGCTACTGATGATCCACTAATTTTTGTTACTAATACGTCTCTTGCGTCTGATGCCGACCCACTCAATGTTGCTACTGATGAGCTTATTGCTTGGTCTGTTACAGTTAGGGAAGCGCTTAAAGCCGAATTATCTCCAACTAGTAAGTTTCTAGCATCCGAAGCCGAACCACTTAGGGCCGCTACAGATGAACTAATTGATTGATCCGTTACCGTTAAGGAAGCGGAAACCGTAGTTAATTCTGCCTCAGTTATGATTTTTTTCCAGGATGCCATGTGTTTTGTTTGTTTTGTTAACTATTATTAATTGATTATTATTACTTTTGTTATTTGTGTATAAATATTATGTTCCAAAATAAAACTGCGAAGCTGTGTAAAACATTCCACCTTCAATTGCTGGTGGGAAAGAGCTTCCACTCCACTTTAGTTGTAGGGTTCCTTTTTCTGTAATTGCTACTTCTCCCTCATTTACTGACCCTTTCACCAAAAGTAAATCATCAGTAGATGGGATTGAAGTTTGGATTAATACAGCTGAGGAAGATATTACTCCTTCTGAGTCTAGGGAGGCAGAAGTTTGACTACTACCTATCAGTATGGGTTGATGTATTTTCATTCAGTGGGTCTTATTTTATCAATGTTATATTATGCTGTTCTTACTACTAAATACTTTGAGCTTACTCCTGTTGATCCTGACAACCAAACCCCACCTATTGAAGCTAGTGATTCTGATACTGGTAAACCGCTAAGGTTTATACTACCTGAAGCTATTATACCTGATACTGCTGTTAATGATCCAGCGGTTGTAACGTCGGATGTTGTTTTAATACTACCTGATACATCTAAATCGTTTGTCGTGGTTAAACCACCTGATACGATTAAGTCACCAGTAATACTTCCAGTGGTAGCACTTATATCACCTGTAACAGCCATTGATCCTGTTACTGAGTGTGACCCTGTAAAGTGTCTAAAGTTATTATCTAGTTCTAAGTTTGTTAGGGCTGAGCCTTTTATTGATCTGTAAGTTAATGCCATTTGTTTTTATTTAGATGCTACTACTATTTCTAATAATGATGATGAAGGATAAGCCTTCGCTTTTATTGTGTCTATTCCTATTAGGTTTCCATAATACGTAGGGTCAACATAACCCTCTACTACATAATCAGATACTGATGAAGCATTAAACTTACCATTACCTAACATAAATGTTTTTTCACCATCTAGATTAAAGATAGTTGATTCTTCATTTGATTTTATAAAATATAAATCTACGTTACAAGGTGTAAGATTTGATATTCGAATATATCTTACATCACCTTTAACAAAAGATCCTGCTACTGATTCTTCTTCGGAATCCACAAATCTTAAAATCTCTATACCACTACCTGAAAAGTTAGTGGAAATGGTGTCTAATCTCCTTGTGAACTGGCCTACATCTTCAATAGTAGTACTATGAGATGTTATAGAGGATTTACCATCGTCTAGTATTACCCTTTCATCTAAGTTTGAAATCAATCTACCCATTTATTATTTTGTTATAAATATGTTATTTCTTAGTAGAATCACTAAAGTTAGATGATGTTATGTGACTTAGTTTTTCTTCGTAGTATTCCAAAATATCCTCAACAATAGGGTCTCTATGGTTGGTTAGTAGTTTGATTGCTTCCAGATTTTTTACTTTCTTAGACGCGCTGTATAGGAATCGAAATCCTGAATCTGATCGTTTTTTTAAATCGATTTGGTGGTCATCACCACATATAATCATTTTACTTCTTACCCCAATACGAGATACAATCATCTCCATTTGTTCATGGGTAACATTTTGTGCCTCATCCACAATGATTAGTGAATCTAAAAATGTCCTACCTCTCATAAACGAAACTGGTACTATTTCTATTTGACCACTTTCCATATATTTTTCCATTCTTTCTTTACCATATAAGGTATAAAAGTTTTGGTATATAGGTTGAACCCAAGGATCCATTTTTTCTCTCATATCACCCGGTAGGAATCCTATATCTTCTTTAGATACAGTTGGTCGTGTAATTATGATTTTATCGTATTGTCGTCTAAATAAACCATCTAGGGCTACGTTACATGCTAAAAGTGTTTTACCTGAACCTGCTGATCCTGCTAATAACGTTATAGTATTATCTAATATGGTTTGTTTTGCTGTTTTTTGTTCAGGATTTAACTGAATATGAAACTTAATAGATGTTTTAGGTGCTCGTTTAGGACGATATACATCGTCAGTATGAGGTTTACTTGTTGGCATAAACTATATTTTGTTATAAATATAAACATAAAAAAAGCTCCCAAATAGGGAGCTTATATTTTTAGTAAGGTTATTTTATGCTATTCTAACCTTTAAATCACCTAAAGTTCTATATATTCCTCCTATTGGAATACCACCAGCTGCGGCTGCTACATCATCTGCGAAATCTTGAATATTAAAAATACCCATTGCAGTAGCTGCTGTTTGAGCAAATGATGAAGATAAAACTGTATTATTACTTCCTGACCCTAAACTAAAGCCATCTCCTGATATTGAAGCGCTTATAAATGAAGATCCACTCATGCTAACCTCTACTGGGTCTCCTAAACCACTTTGTAGTAGATTATTTTCAGTTGTTAAAAGATCTTGGTATGTGTCTTTTATGTGTCTGTTAGTTAAACTAGCCATTTGTTTATTTTTTATTTTATGTATGGTTATAAATATTATGGGCGGAATGAAGCGTTATTTTTTTCGTGCTCTCTAAACTCTACTTGAGCTACTTTAACTCTACCTTCACTTTCCTCTACTACCCAACCATTTAATTTTTCATAAACGTATTCAGCAAACTTTTCTGCTCCAACTGCTGGTAATATCCTAACTTGTGCTACTTCAGCTGTTCCCATCTGTTCGAATGCTTGTCTATAGGGATCATCTTCTGCTATAATCATAGTATGATCAAACATATATGACATCCATTCTTTAGGTGTTTTACCATCGATTAGAGTTTTGGAGCGTTTTGCTGATCCAAAATCCCATACCCAGTTTCTATCGTCTAACTCACCTTCAAACCATACCTTAAAAGATACTCCATAACCATGTACAAATCGACAGTGAGTTGTTTCTGCTTTCCATTGACGAAATACAGTTGAAAACCCATCGTATACTTTTGTTGATGTAAATTTACCCATTGTAAAAGTTTAAAATTTGTTGTTGGGGTTGAAGTCCTGTCATTCTATTGACTGCTTCTCCATCCTTTAGAAGGATTAATGTTGGGATATTTCTAACACCATATTTAGTAGATAGTTCTGTATCGTTATCTACGTTAATTTTTCTATAGTTGATTTGACCTGATAATGATTCCATAATCGGTCCTAATTGCTTACAGGGCCCACACCACGGGGCTGAAAAGTAAAGTATTTCTTTCATATTTTTATTTTAATTAAACTAATTCTTCAAATATACCTATTACTTCAGATAAGATAAGAATAATAGTTGCGGTATACAAATTTATTGGTAAAAAAATATACCCCAATATTCTAACTCCTGATTTAATAAAACTAATTATTTGATGTTTTCTAGCGTCTGGTAATTGTTGTTTTTTGCTCATGATTTATTGTATTCTAATCCATAACCAAGCTTGGGTTGAATTGGGTTGGTTAATAACCATTGTTTTATTACCAATAAATAAACCTAATCTATACTCTTCTTCTGTATCATATCTATTAATATGCATGTCACCATTTACCATGGTAATTTGACCTTGAGCTAAAATTTTATATTTATCTTTTCTAGTAAATACTACTAAATTTTCAGCCCTTGAAATTACTAAAACTTCACCTTCTGTATTACTCCAAGCACCTAATACTTCGTAAGGTACCTCCTCTTGCCCAAAGGCAAGAGTAGATACTAATGTCAATAATAAAAATAACTTTTTCATATTATAAATCTCCTTTTACTGCTACGTGATCAGTTAATACACTTTGAACATGTGATTTCGCAACGCTATAATCGACTGGTCCACTTTCATCTTCATATTGTACTGGATCGTCCACACCAAGTTCAATAAATGCTTCAATCCTTTCAACAGATGAAGCTGATTTGTAATCGCTATTACCGCTAGGATAGGGCTTATAAGATGTATTAGTACGTTTGTATACTTCATCAAATTCAATTCCCAATTCATTAACCAATTCTTGCCCATCTCTTAAAATTCCTAATTTATCTGTTTTTAAATAAGGTGTAAAATACCCTACTCTATCAGCATCCCAATTACCTTCTCTAAAGGCAGCATCGTCTGCATCTCTAAATTCTTGTCTACAATCTGGGTAAACGGCATGATCTCCAGCATGAATACCTAATGCTATATCACAAGTTTCTCCTGTTTTATTAGCTACTGATAGAGCAACTGCTTGAGTAATAGAAGCAAACATTTTATTACGATTAGGAACTACTGTTTCCTTCATATTGTCGTTTTCATAATGTCCTTCTGGTACATCATCTCCACCTTCTACTAAAGCTGAGTCTAATAAATCAACTAATCCATTTAGTTGTATTTGGCGATAGTTAACTTTGTGACCATTATCTGCTAGATAATTAATTAATGATTGAGCTCGTTCTAACTCAATTCTATGTTTTTGACCATAATCAAATGAAATACCAGTTACGGTATCGTATTCAGATAATGCTCTTAATAATAGTGTGGAACTATCCATTCCCCCACTTAATGAAACTACTACATGTTTTGCCATGATTTTATTTATTTATTTGTTGCCAGGTATTTTGCGTATAGGCTAACGCTTGATTTATTTTACATTTTATATATGATCTAATATACGAAGAGATAGTTGATAAACCAACCCCTCCTAATAAAAGAGTCCATACATTTGGGTGGAAGTGTTCACCACAAAGTCCTAGTGTGTGTTTTAATATTTCTGTCATATAGACAATATACGACTTATTTTTTGATTCTCCAACTCCCTCCAGGTAGTTGAAAAACTGTTTTTGATGAAGTTTCATCAATAGTCCATCCTTTATGGTGTGGATTTTTACCTAAAGATACTCTATAAGCCATACCAGCATCTAGTTCTAAATATTCTTTACATAAATCATAAGCTTTACCAAAAAATGGTTGATGATTTCTATGATAAAAGTATTTAGGTACTTCTGGGTTTTTAGGTTGTTTAATAGTAGATATATGAGTTAAACAATCATCTAAGGTAGTACCTTGTTTATACAACTCTAATGCCTCTTGATACGAATGCATTGTTGAGGGTTGATTACGTTGTTGTTTAACTTTAGTGATTTGTTTTTGAGTATCCTTATTAAATAATCTCCAATATGGTACTGAAGCATGAATATCCACTCTACTATTTTCTAATAGTGTTTGTGTTTGAGTATTAACCTTTATTTTTAGATTATTTAGGTCTTCAGGTGTAATAACGTTTCCTCTTCCTCTACGTGATACCCTAAAACTTAAATCATAAGGTTTAATAATATCAGTTGGTTTGATTATACCATATTTAGCTGATAAAATATACCAGTCGTCGTATGTATGGGATAAAAATTCTACTTGTGCTCTAAAAACATATGATTTGGAATATAACTCTTGAGCTTCACACTCATAATCCAGTTTCATAGCCGAACAGTTTACTATTGCTGTATTTTTCATACCCCCAATCTAATAAAAAACTATAACAACTCCAACCTATATTATGAAGTTGGATTATAAATTGAACTATCAATGTTTGACTGCCATTGGGGGATACCTCCTTCTATACTAGAATATAATTCTAAGTAGTATTTTTCTACCTTAGTAGGTGGTATTGCAATATCAAATTCTCCACTTAATATCCCTGTTCCATTATTAGGTAAAAGTTGAATTGAATCAGGAATAGCGTAATAGGCTGCGTATATTTTTATGGTATCGTTTTGGTTAGTTAGTTTAAAAGATGTAACATTTTTATTAATCTTTTTGTTTGTTGATCCTCCTTTATTCCCCCCAGAAGACATAAACTCTTTATCATCTACTCTTGTTCTACCTGCTGAGGCATAAGCTGCCATTCGTTTTTTAAATGAGGTTGATGATTGACCAATGTATAAACAAGTTTCTTCAACTACAAAAAAGTATACAACTGTTTTTGTAAAATCATCTACAATTTTACTCCCTTCAGGAGTAAGGGTTAATTTTGGTTTAGTATATCCCGAGAATTTTTTATCTGGTAGTGTATCCCATTCTGCTATTTTTTGAATTTTATATTCAGGATTAGATAATACCTGTTTATAAAAATCTGTTCCCTTAGTTACATCAACTTCATTTAAGTTGATTCCTTTTACTAAACTTGATAATCTATTCATAATTTTATATATTGGTTATACATAAATATACGAAAAATATCTAGGGGAGACAAATAATTTAATGTTTATCCTATTTGTGAAGGGGAACATCCCACTTCGTTAACATCGTTTATTTCTGATATTGGTGTATCTGGGCATTCGTCTATAGCGTTTATGATACCATCCAGATCAAAATCTGCTTTTGCTACTAAAACATCTATACCTGATTGTATTTCCCCTATAGTAGATAAAATACTCTGAATGTCATCACTTGTGGGTAATTCATTAGCTCTGGTTAGCAATAGTGATAATGTTTCTTGTAGGGTGTTTAAAGTTGATTGAGCTGAATCTGCATCTATAACTAAAGTTTCTATTGATGATTTTAACTCGTTAACTTTTTGGGTTAACTCATTTAAATTCATAGTATTAATTTGATCACTTATTTGTGAAAGTTGAGATCTTAGATTATCTAAACCCTCTTGCATATTGGGGTTTGCACATGATGTAATAATCATGAATAATAAAATTGTTTTTTTCATAGTTTTCTAGTTTCAGCAAACGTTTGAGCCAGGTTAGGATTTTCTATTACTTTACCCCAATCACCTTTTAGATGTTTGTCTAAATCGGATATGATTCTACCTTTAAGGTTTATAACTGAATCACCATGTAATAAGGTCATGTCAGAGGTTGTTTCACAAAAATAAACGTTTCCTGTAGGTCTATTCTTTTTAGATAGTGATTTTTTGATAACAAATAGATGTTTACTATTATTAAACTCTTTATCTAGTTGTAGTGTTTTTAGGTATGTTTCACCTAAACAATATATAACTAAATCGTATTCGTTTTCGTTTATAATCTTATCTAAAGTTCCTCTTAGGTTTACTTTTTTACCAAACGTTATTAGGTCCTCATCTGATAGTGAGTTAAAGGTATGTGTATAATATCCTAGTATTTCATCTCTATGTACCCAACCATGTTTTGCGGATAGGATATAGTAATCAGCATGTGTTGAGTCTAATGCTTGTACTTGATTACCATGATAAAACTCACCTGCTCTTTTAGTACCAGTTTTAATAGTTTTCTTTTTACTACACTGGGTTACTATTAATACTTTATTGGATGTATCTCTAACTAAAAACTGTTCTAAATCAGGTCCTATATAGCCCTTTTCAAAATCCTCTAAAGATTGTTTTTGTTGTTTCTCTCTATTTATATTGGTTTTAGATCTATCATAATAATAGTGAGGTAAATCCTTATCCTCCTCAGCATAGTAAGGACGGATTTGACCATCTTCTAACTCAACAAATAAATCCCTTAGTGAACCTAGTTTTACTCTATGAGGAGTATTTACTATTAACTGGCCAAACATCATAGTAATACCCCCTCTAGACCAACTTCGTTCTGTATTGTCTACTAAGTATTGGTATATTTCATCTTCCCACTCTTTTTTAGTTTGGGAAAAATACTTTGGTTTAGATGATATTAATTCTTTAGTATATTCGGTTCTCATTAAATTTTTGTTTTTTCTATCCCGTTTATTTCTCTAAAAAGTATTGTATTATATAATATAGTTTCATAATCAACATCCTTAAAATCTATTTCAAAGTTATCATTCATATTTGCTTTAGGTTTAGTAGTTAAACCTTGTTCAGTATACATAGTACCATCTAAAGCAGCCATAATAGGATTGGATGTATCTATTGATTCGATTTTGGGATGGTTATCATACCAACCAAACTCATGAGGTATAGAACATCCTAGTAGATGGTATTTAACGTTATACAATGATTTTAAATTTAATAACCCTTGTACAAATCTTACTCTACCTAACGCCTTACCCATATCTGGATTTGAGTGTGGGAAGAAATCGTTATACCAAGTAGCGCCATAGGATACACATAGTTTTTCATAACCTAAAGTTTGTAATAGGTTAGCACATAAATATGCTTCGTTTTTATTACTACCTTGAATCACTGCTGTGATTTTGGTATTATCAGGATACGTAAACTGCTTCCAATATTTAGCCTGTGCTGCTGTTTGATGACAATCCATCCATACATCAGGTACTATAAACTCATTTGGTTCTATTTCGTTAACCCAATATCTTAAACGTTCATGATCATATGCCTCTCCAAGTTCATGAAGTGAGTTATCCATAATAATATAACGACCCTTCTTTTTAGCATCCTTAAAATATTGTAAATATTCCTCATCTTGATCAAACAAGTGCGGAAGAGCATAGTCATAGTCCGAGAATTCAGGAGATAATGTTAATAAACATTTGGGTACTTCATGTGATACCATCATAACTTTTTATACTTTTTTTGGCCTACCACGACGTTTCTTTAATATTGGTGGTAATTGATTTATTATTTTATAATTATCATCGAGGTGAAAATACAACTCTAATGTTGTGCCTCCAAATTCCTCCATAACTTCCTCTAATTGTTGTTTTGATATTCGAAAGTTTTCCCATAAACCCTTTTTGAGTTTACTCATTTTTTCTTTCTCATCACGTTCATAATCTTCGTATAAACGTTTACGACGTGCTCTCATTACAGCACCTTTTTCTACAAATAGACCATGATCATCTCCACATTCGATTTGTAAATCGTTGATGTCATGTTCAACCCATAATGCTTGTAGGTAATAGTGTGAAAACTCAAAATCACCATTCATAATACGCTCACGCAATGGTTTGCGAGTATCTAATGGTTTGTTTTTAGACTCATACATACGCCACCAACGAAAGACATTATAGTTGAGTTTTTGTAATTTGTTGAAGTGGGTTTGTAGTTGTTTTCTACTTAATGATGGATTGAATATTGTTGTCATATGACGTAAATATACAATCTTTATCTGGGGTATCCAACCTAATATGTGATGGTTGTATCATCGTCTTCACTATCTATCTGAGATTTTAGTGTGGAGATTTCTTTTTTTAGATTACGTTCTAACGTTTGGTTTATACCACCTATTCTTTCTCTATTTAGGTAAGTTTCTAAGTTTAAAAGTTGATCGTTTAACTCATCTTTTTTGGTTTTGATTATGTTTGTAGTCTCATCTTCAAAACTCTCTGAGGTTTCTGATTCTATTTCCCAATCTTCTTCATCGATATCAAGCGAACCACTTTCACCATATATTGCAAATAGTTTTAAACGTTCTTCTTCAGTTAACTCTGATGGTGTTATTACCTCATGTTCTACTTCTATATCTTCAAATTTTTCATCTTCAAATACATCAGGTATAGGTGTTTCTTCTATTTCTTCTTCCTTCTTTTTAGGGTAGGCTTGTTCAAAAGCAAAGTTAGCAGCAATTACTAAGGATATTGCTAAGGGGTCAAATACAAATATGATAACTAAAAGTAAATAGTTAATTATTTTATCCATAGATGTATTTGTAAGTTTGGATAGATATTCTAAAGGTCCTAACTCACCTGCTACATCTGTATTGTTTTCTAACTCTAATATAGCTAGTTGATACTTTTGTAAACTATCAGCTACTTGTTCTCTTTTCGCTTGAACAGCTTTCCTATTATTTTCTTCAACGTCAATACGCTTTTGGGATAACCTAAGTTCGGTAGTACTAATTGTTTGTCGAAAGCCTGTAGATGATGTCGTGTCTCGTACTTGAATCGAGGACGCTTTCGCATTAGATAAAGTACTAATATTACCAGATATTCTTTCAAGTTCTTCATCATAGCGTATAACATCTTTATTATAGAAATCTTTCTTTTGAGTTAAGAAAGCTGTTTGATTATTTTTGATTGTGAGTTGTCTGTATGTATCCTGGTATGCAGCACTAAGGAAACCATATATCCCCATACTAGTAATTAACACTAGAATAAACGTTGCTACAGTGAGATATACGCGTAAACCCTTATTGATAGTACCCCAATATTGGTATAATAGTGATGCTATTACTAACTTAGCTACCTCTAATGAACCTGCCATTACTATAACCTCAAAAGAGGCACCAGCAAATAACTTAGATAACCCACTTACTGAATAAAATGCTGCAGATGCACTAACCGATAACGCTGTGAACGCTATTATAAAGGGAAAAAGTCCCTTTTTTAGATTAGATAATATTTCCATTGTATTGTTGTATTAATTACGTCCTAATATAATAAAACTAAATCAAAAAAACAACCTACTTATGATAAAGCTGATTTAAATGCATCCCAATCGAATGCTGATCCTGGGTCTGTTTTACCTTTATTTTTACCTCTTACATGATCACCTGAAACATCTGAGTGTCTTACTACTTTGGATACTGGTATATCAAATTGTTTCATCCAATATTTAAATACTTCTACTGTAGTATCAAATTGTGCTTGGGTGTATGTTCCTCTTTGATTTATTTTTTTACTAAACGATCCATAATCGTTAACACCTTCAACTAATAATTCTACTCCTAAGTAGTGAGAATTCAAACCGGATAAACCTTCATGTAGTGATTTTCCAGCATGGAATGCTTTACCAGGTGATGGTATCATTTTATCATAGGTACCATCAGGTTTGATAAAACCATGTACTGATAGACCTAATTCCTTGAGAAAATCTTTAGCATATAATTTTTTACCCTTCCACACTAAGTATTCAGACATGGAATGTAATATAATTCCTTTAGGTTTAATAGCCATATTAGTATAGGTTATCTAGTTCATCGTCCGGTTCATCACAATCACATGGTTCAGCTGGTAGAGTGTGATCTGGTCTACCATCTATATTGGTATCATTTCCATTAAACCAAAAATCTACTACTCTAGAATAAGAACCCAAAAATGCTCCTAATACTAATAATAATACTTCTTTCCATTCTTGTTGAATAGCAGGTGTATCCCCATCACCTAATATAGCAGCTCCTATCCCCATCATAATAAGGAAAAAGGTTGCTAGAATAACTGCTGTGATTACAAATCTATTTCTATGTGCATTTGTTTTTGCGTCCATTTTTTATTTTGTTATAAATATGTTAAAAACTTAGTCTACCACCTATTGTAAAAGCCACCATAGTGGGGAAGTTAGGTGCTGTTGATTCTATCACGTTTGCTCCTAGATTAAGTCCAAATCTTTGGGTTAGTTTATAACTAAAACCAGATCCACCTATAATCATAAGATCACTATTCCACATAGTAGTATGCTCAAGCGTATCAAACATCATAAAAGGAGATGATATAGCCAACATAGGACTAATAGATAGTTTATCTGTTATTTGTAGAGATTTAGTATAAAATCCTGTTAATGATAATCCTAGTAACTGGTTATCAAAACTTATAAACCCATCTATTACATCCACTTCGTTGGTAGTCAAGCTAGTTCCAAATGCTATACCTGCTACTGATCCTTTTTCGCCTAGGAAAGTTACACTATGATTCATCATAGCCATATAAGTTGAATACATCTTCATACCACCTAATGATGCTGAATATACTCTGTTTACTCTACCTTTTTTATTTATGTGTACTTTAGAAAAACTAGCACTTAACATATATTGTTGTAGGTTATCATAAACCATAGCATTTAAACCATAGGTTTCAGTACCCATCAAGGAAGATCTACTTATACCAAAGGTAACTGCTTGTTGAAACTCACCAGTTGGGAGTTGTTGTGACATTGCATTGGCTGTAACGATAGGAGGAGCAAGACTTCGTTTTTTCTTTTTTTTCTTTTTATCCTTCTTTTTATCTTTGTCGTTGCTTTCCTCTTCTGTGTCTTCTTCCTCAGTTTCTTCATCTTCATCGGATTTAGACTCTTCTTCATCGCTCTCCTCTTCTGTGTCCTCTTCTGGCTCCTCGTCTTTTGTTTCTTCATCTGATTCTTCTTTAGATTCCTCTTCTGTAGTTTCTTCTTCAGTAGATTCTTCGGTTGATTCTTCGGTACTTTCTTCTGTAGTAGTTTCTTCAGTAGATTCCTCAGTAGTAGATTCTACTTCTGTTGACTCTTCTGTTCCTCCTTCATCTCCAGAAGTTCCTGATTCAGTGTCTTGTGATTCGGAGGTAGAAGATTCGTTATTTGTTTCCGTAGATGTTGTTTCTGCTGAAGATGTTGATTCAGTGTTATTGTTACTACTTTGGCTGCTTCCCGTGCTATCTGTAGATCCTGAGGTTCCTGTCGAACCATTTCCTTGACTACTTGTATTCGCTCCAGTATTAGTTGAATTCGGAGGAGTTGTATTTGCATTAGAAGTATTAGGAGTTGTAGTCGTAGGTGCAGTTGTCGTTGTAGGTGGTGTAGTTGTCGGTACATTTGTAGTTGGATTTGCCGCTGCTTGAGAAGCTGCATTTGCTGCTGCATTTGCTGCTTGCTGCGTGGTTTGTTGGGTTGTTTGTTGGGTTGCCTGTGCTCCTGTTGTTGTTGTTGAGCAAGGACTCAAACTTGTCCACCATAAATATGTTTCTTCTAACCAAGATTGAAGAGTTCCGTTTTGGAAATCTTGAGAGGTAAATGACCTAGAACGATTATAAAAAGCTACTACAGTTTTACCACCCATAGATACACTAAAGACACTTACTTGCCCCGTACATCTATCTATATAGGTTTGGACGAGGGCCTGTGAATGACCCTCGAACATCCCCATCGCAGTAAAAAATAAAACTAATAGTAACTTTTTCATAACCTATTAATGGTCAAATATACCCTTGCGTATCATCCTCTTAACTATCTTAGCTACAGCAGTTTCTAAAGCCTTTCTGGTTGTTACACCAATAGAAGAGCTGTTAAACTTTACTTCGTCTAAGTTGTCTGAGTTTGATAGGGTAAGTTCCCTTGTAGTCACAGCTTTACCTAATCCAGAACCTGTCATATAAAGTCCTGTTTCAGCATCTACTGCTCTTATCTGTAAACCTAATCGAGTGACAAGAGTATTTTTTACTCCGTCTTTTAAGTTTACCGTTTCATCTTCAGATACAGAATAATCATATACTTCTACATAAATGAAGTATTTAGCAAGAGTAATCTTACCCATTATATCTGTCTGATTAGCTGTAAAGCCTTTTTGTGATGCTTCGTATTGTTTTACCATACGATCTTTAATAGCATCTCTAGTCTCTACAAATTCAAATCTCCATGTTTCATCTAAAAACGCTACAGTGATATTAGTTAGACCTAAGCCTACTCTATTATCTCTGAGTTCTGGATATTGTTGTAATACGTCTTCTGTAACACCTATATTGAGTAAAGCAACTGGTATGGGATCACCATTGTACTCGGGAATTGAGAATATTGAGGTTTGTTTCTCAAATCCCGCCTGATAATCTTCAGTCTTTGTTTTACCAATAACTTGAGCTGAGGTATAGCTACTTATTAATAATAAACTAGCTAATAGTTTTTTAACCAAGGGTGTCGAATACTCCCCAAGTTGCGTTGTTAAACGTTGACATATTGGTAATTAGTTCGTATATTATACGCCCAATACCAGTAATAGCTAAAGCTCCTAATAAATGAGCCCAGATTAAAAAGAAATAATCTAAAATAGTTTGGCTTTCCGAAATGAACTTCGTATATTGAATACGAAATAAGTTTAATGGTTTCATAATGTTTGTTGTTTTGAGTTACTGTTGATTTATTTAATTTACTTTGAGACCGATGGTTGCCGCCGTCGGTTTCATTTTTTGTACTGCGAAGTACGTTTACCAATCTATCTTCTTCTTTCTTTTTTCAGTTTCAGATAGTTTGGGTTTGGGTTTAACATATACCTTCTTTACGATGGTATCTTTTTTTACTTCTTGTTGAGGGATATTAATAATGACTTGTGGAGCTGTTTCTGTAGTTTCTTCTACTACCGTTTCTTTTTCCCCTTCAAATAAACTTTTTATTAATAACCCACCACCAGTTGTAATGGCTAATGTTATTATACCGATTATTGCTTTTTTAATGTCTTCCATAATATTATTGTATAGTCATTTTAGTTTCTTGAACTTTGTTGGTGTAGTTATAAATTATAATATTATAGTCCCCTTCTTGGAGTGCTTTCGTATAAAATGTTAATACGTTATCCCCGATTTTAGCATTTATAATACTTTTAGATATAAGAATTTTAAAATGGTCTCTAATTTCTAAAGTATAAATCCCAGCTGTTTGAGTTTTAAAATTAAATTTGGTACCATCTTTGATACTACCTCCATCAAATTTTAATCCTTCTAAACTAGCTATTTCTAATCTACTTATTGGGTCTGTTTGTATATCAAAATTATCTGTATCTCTAGCACATGATAAAAATAATAAAATTACCCAGATGTAGTATCTTTTTTGAAAATTGTATTTCATATTATTGTAGTTTTAATATTTGTTGTTTTCCTTCTAAACTAGCAGCATCAGTATTAAAAATAGTTACTAACCCTACTGTTGAATCCACATCACCTGAAAATATTAATTTTATAGTAGATCCATTTTCTATTATATCTCCTTGTTGGTTAATGACTCCTACATTAACTCTATTTGATTCTGCTGTAGCAAAATTAGTAGATGTGTTACCAACATTGAATATTACTTCTTCAAATGTTAGTCTTGTGTTGTCAAAATCTAATTTGAGTTGTAAAGCTGCTGTGGTATTAGATAATATTTCTAATGTAGCTACTACTTTACCATCTTCTAAAGCTACACTGTAATCAGCGTTTATAAACGATTCTCCTTTCATGCTCATACCATATTGGAAGGATTTAGCTGATGCTAGTGTCACTTGGTTATCTTGGCTTACAGTATGGGATAGGTTAGCATCCCCAAACATACCTCCTTTAAATCTTATCACTTGGGTGTTTTGGGAAAAATCTATATTAATAGCACTATCATCAGGAATACCTGTACTGAAAAGTTGTTGGGTTGTTAATGCATTATAGTCTGATGCTGGTACTACCATAGCGAATTCTTCAAATGTGTCGTATTCACTATATAGGTCAACTTGACCTAAAACATGTCCTAACATATTATAAGCATCTTGAGATGTGATAGCGGTATCTTCATTTACATCTGCTGCTACATATTGTATTACATTAAATACTTCTCCAGTATTACCATGATCAAATTCTCCTGCTTCTTTTAAAGTTAAAGCTACATCTGATATTGTTACTATATTATCTTTTAAAGTGGATAATTCAGAATCTGTCCCATCCCATACAAAGTTATAAGTGTATGTTGATTCACTTTTAGTAATAAATTCAGTTATATTAGCATCTCCATTTGAGTCTAATTGAACAGTACCCACAAGAATGCCATCTTCAACTACAAGTAGTTTAACATTTGTAGGGTCTATATTAGAATTAAAATCTACTTTAACATAGATATTACTATCTAAATCTTCTAAAGGTACAAAACTTATGGATTGTGTTTCATATGCTCTTACCTCACCATATGGGAATACATATTCTGATGTTCCTGAGTTGTCTGCTACTCTAGCCATAGTGACATTAATAGCATCAGTATAATTAGAAACGCTAGTATCTTTTACTAAAAAATGCATAGTAACATAAGTACCTTCAAACGCAGTAGTTGATATTGCTTGCCAATGATCTACATTCCACCCATTAGAAGAACCATATGATCCCCCTCCTCCATTCCATTGAGCCCATAAATCATTTTCATCATAGTTACTATTTGGAGTCCATTTTGTATCTGTCCAACTAAAAAGTGAATTATTAGCATTTGTGGGGGTGTTGAAAGTATGATCAACTAAAGTAAATGCATTAGAGTTATATTCAACATCCGCATGGATGTATGTAATATTTTTATCTGAGAGATTATTAAGGTCTAATTTTAAGATTATTGTGTCGTTAACTTGGACTTTAGTAATGTCGGTCTCTCCTGAGACGGTACTTACAAAATTGAGATCTATATCAATACCATCTGTTGATGATGTAAGTTGGCCTAAAACTATAGTAGGTAATAGTAATAGAATTAATAGATTTTTCATTTAATTTTTAGTTTATTTATTAATTGTTCACATAGTTTTTTTATTGCTGTAGAAACATTTGATTGGGAAAACTTACCTCCTCCATCAATTACTAATGTTGATGTAGATATAGATTTCGCAGTTCCTTTAGCAGTAACTGATTTTTTCTTTTTACCATTTTTATATAAAGTTGCCTTAGCAGCTATCATATAAACATCTATTTGCTTACCATAAACGGCAAGTTGGATGTTATTCTTCTGTACATCGAAGAATAATATCTCTACTGTAATTTCTGAAATTGAATTTGGATTTAAGTCATAGCCAGCATCTTGGACTACTTCTTCAAGTACATTACGTACTCCAAAGGCTAAGTCTCTATTGCCTGCCAAATCGCCTAATACGATTTTGTTTTCTACTTTACCTATATTGATTTCTTGGGAGTTGGCCAAGAAGCCTATAAGGCAACTTAATATTACTATTGTCCATTTCATAATTACTGCGCGTTTAGCAACAATTAGAAAACCATTAATTAAATAACGTTTGGAAAACTATTGGGGAAGAACTGTTTGTTTGTTGTCAATGATACATATACAAAAAAGGGCGCTATTGCGCCCTTTCTTTATAGAAGTTTCATTATTTTTTTAACAGTGTTTTTACCTACCTTTATTGTGTGGTATGGTATATCATGCTTGTCTAAAACCGTTTTACATAGTTTATCTATAGCGATTGATTCTTCTAAATCTTGGAATCTTTCATCCTCACTATGTATGGTTTCTCCCCTATCTAATAGTATGTTTATACTATCATACTGATTATGTAGATCGACTACTAAATCATGAAAAGGTTGTCTATAATATTCTGCTGGGTAACCATTGGTGTAGTAAGTATGGTATATTGTAGAAAATAGTATAGGTGAATCTATTATAATATAATCTACTTTACCATATGCCTGTGCTATACCTCTATGTTGGTTAGCAAAAATATATAACTGATCTTTAATTGCGGGGAGGTTATTATCCCATGCTATTGTTTTAGGAAATTCATATGGATTATTACAACTAATATGGTTTTTCTTAAGTTTATAAGTTATACCAGCAGCAATTCCACTTTTCCCAATTCCGGGGCCTCCAAATAAATTAACTAGTTTGCTCATAATCTTGAAGTATAATTTCTACGTACCAAATTCCTAAATCTATTATTAATGCTTTATATTCATTATAGTAATAAGTATATGTAATACCAAATGATATTTGCATAGTATGTTTACCTGTTACTATTTTCATTGTGTAAATATACTATATAAGTAGCCACAAATACCGACTACATTTAATAGTGATAAGTTATATGATTTAGTTTTTTGAGTTTGTACTGTTAGTAGTGCTAATCCTATTACAGATAATACTTTACCTAATAGGAAGTTGACAAAAAATGGTCCAATCATTAGGGACGCTGTGCCTATGTAAATTACAAAAACTTTGTAAAGTAATTCTTTTGTTTCTTCTTTCATTATTCAAAAATTTCATTAATTAATAATCCTAATCTTTTGCCAGCTAAAAATAACCTTTCTTCTAAAACTGGTTGGTATTTGTATATGTAATCATATGATAAAGAAATACCTTGTGGTGTGTCTTTATAAATTTGTTTCGCGTATTGGTGAGATTCATAAGTCCAATCAACTACTTGCTTTTGTTCTACTATTGTATTTCTATTTTTGTTGATTAAGTGAGTACTCCACTCAGTATATGACATTTTAAAATCATCAATTAAATTAGTGTCCCACAACACATGAAGGTTAGTATTAGTTTCTTGACCTTTTCTACCTTTAAATTTTATTCTGATTTTACTACCACCATAATCCTCATATCTTCCAGTATGCATTGGTTGATGTAAATCACCAACTAAATGTACTAAATACTTAAGATAGAACTTTTTTGTTTCTTTATCAACATTAGGTGATTTTAAAATACCTATTGCTTTTTTGATAATGATAACTACATTTTCTTGGGTGTGTTCTATTTCTGTATATTCTTTATCTAAAGGTAAATTAACATAATGCCATTTACCAAATTTATCAAATTCAGGATTACTTCTCATTTCATCAGGCCATGTACTAACTGATGCTAATGATTCCCCATCTAATATATCGTATACTATTTCTTTTACTTCTTTGGTTAATTGTCTTTCGGCAATCTCACCAATAATTCTATGACCTACTTTACCCCAATCGTCTGCAAATAACATTGTTGGTAGTAATAATAAAACTAATAATTTTTTCATAATCTATTTAAAAATAAATGGGGGCCTAAGCCCCCATATTATTAAAATTTATATTTGAGAGACATATTCCATGTACGTCCAAATCCGAACCATACACTATTTCTTGTATCAACTCCGTTCCAAGTAGTAGAACCAGCAGTTGCATGAATATTACTATTAGACTCTGCGATGTATGTAGTGTCTAATAAGTTATTAATATTTGCTCTTAATGACCAACCATTAGCTGCATAAAATGTAGCTCCTAAATCTACAATACCATAAGAAGGTAGTTTTAATGCTCCTTCATTATCTGGGTTAGTAAATGCTGAATCTGTAATACTGTAATCAGCATATAAACCATCTACAAATCTGTAATCTAGATCTACTTTTAATTTATCACCTAATCTTTGATCAACACCTATGAAAGCAGTAATTTGAGCAGCATCTCCAACCTTAGCACCTTTAGTATAAAGTTTACCAGTACCAATTGATTGTTGGTTTTCGTCAAATAATTCTGCTTCAAAATCTTTAGTATAAGTCCAATCACCAATAGATAACATACCTCTTAGTTTTGTAGAACCTAATCTATAAGTTGCTTCAGCTTCAATACCTTTATGAGTTACGTCAATATTTCTGAACTGAGCAGTTCCATCTACACCTTGCTGGTTAGATAAACTACGAGATACAAATCTATTACCCCAGTTGGTATTGTATGCATTAACATTTACCTTTAATCTTCTGCCTATATAACCATATCCAATCTCAAATGATTCAATACGTTCGTTTTGTAGGTTTGGATTGATATCGTTTCCAAAGTTAGGAAATACAGCACCAAATTGAGGCTGACGATCAATAAATCCAGCATTTACAAATACGTTAGATTTTTCAGTAAAGTTATAGTTAACACCACCTTTAAGATACCCACCACCTAAGTTAGCTTTATCTGAAATAGGATTATCTACGTTTGCAAATCTATCTTCTCTTTGGAATTGTTGGTTAGATGCTCCGGCTTGTAGTACTGCAGTAATCTTATCACCAGCATATTCTACTAATCCATTAAATCCAGCCCATTTTACAAATCCAATATTATAATAAGCAATCTTTGCTTCGTTGTCTCCAATATTAGTACCTCTGAAAGGGTTAGCTGATACTAAATCAGATGAACCATATAGTTGGGTTCCTAAGTTTTGATTACCAGTAGAAGCATATTGATTAAGACCTAATAGATCATTCATCGTTCTGTAGTGATAACCTGTATAATTACGTAGATCAATACCTACTGAATATCTCATTTTACCTTTCTGAATATTAAGCTTAGAAATAGCTCCAACCCAGTTATGAGAGTTCATAGATGCTCTACGTACTAATACGTTACGTGCATAAGCTTTATCATTGTGAGATCCTACTTCATATTGGGAGTTATGAGAAACTACTGCATCATAGTTAATAGTACCATCAGCATTTCTAGTTCCTTTACCATCTTCTAGATAGTGTTCTGTTAAATCCTTACGGAAAGGTAACATATCAATAGACCCTTCATAGTAGTTTCTACCTCTAGGACCTGTTCCTCCACCTCTACCAGCTGAACCATATACAGATGTGTTTAACTGGATATTGTCTGAAATATCCCAATCCCAGTTAAAGGTAGCAAGAGGCTTATTGTAGAAGTTTCTACGTAAGTTATACTCTTCACCATTTAACGTTCCACCGTTAGTATTCCATCTTTGATCAATACCTTCTTTACCAAAGTTCTGGTAATCTCTAATAGATACCCAAACATCTCTTTGATGATGCCATTGTCCTGCTCCTAAAACTGATAAGTTAAGACTGTGTTTTGAGCCTTCTGGTGTATAACCAACAGATGCAAAATAAGTCCAACCAGCTCCTGATGTATTGTAAACGTATCCGTTACCAGACCATTTAGTCAATAAATAAGAAGAAGACCATCCTTTGTCATTTACTCCGGTATTGTAAAGAGCGGTTGTTTTAGTGTAACCGTTATTACCTACCATTTGAGTAATAGATCCACCTTGAGCTTTCTCTGCACTTCTAGTGAAAATAGAAACAGTTCCACCGACTGAAGGAACTGCTAATGAAGTGGCACCTAGACCACGTTGGATTTGGATGTTAGACGTTACATCTGTCAATCCTTGCCAATTCGACCAATATACCCAACCGTTTTCCATATCATTAACGGGTTGACCGTTAATAAGGAAAGAAGTATTACGCTGATCAAAACCACGAAGACTAATACGACTATCACCATATCCTCCCCCTTGTTTAGTAGCATACACCCCGGGTGTCTTGTTCATGATTTCTGGAAATTCCTGATTTCCTACTTTTAACAACACCTCTTGTGCTGAGATTGTACTTACGGCAATTGGTGTCTCTCTTTCTCTGGCGACATCAATAACACGTGAAGATACTACTACTTCTTCCAAATTTACATCTAAGATGGTTTTGGAATCGGTAGACGATTCTTGAGCGTAAGCTCCTACTGTTAAAAATATTAACAGCAACGTTGTAACGAGTTTTTTCATTTTCGTTTTTTTGGATTAAAAAAAAATTAAACAATACATAACCTTTAACGTACATGTTTTACTTCATATTCCTCCCAACCCATTGTTGGTTTTTTATTTGGAAAGGAAAAGCAGCGTTTAACATTACTTTTTGTAAATTCAATACATTTAATAAACCTACTAGGTAGTGTAGCTCCTGTAGGTAGAATTGAATCTGAGAATTTTATTTCAATTGTGATTTTTAGTTCTTCTTGATCATCCCATTTTCTTTCTTGTTCTTCTAATACCCTCCAAGCACCTCTATTTAGGTATTGGTTTTGTAAAGCACAATTAAGGTAAGAAAATGTTTGTTTTAAGTTTTCTCTACTATCAGAAAATGTAGCGGCAGGTGCTAGATGACCTTTATCCCATACATTTCTATAATAATCTCTGTTATCAGAAGTATGATATTTAGATTCTGTATAAAAGTTCATGGAACCCCTATCTACGTTTTTGGGTCTATTTGAAGACCTATAAACGAGTTTTAGGGGTTGTTCTTTTGTTTCAGAATAAATTACAGAAAATATAGGGGTATTAACTTTAACTTGTTGTCTTAAGTTAGGTTCTCTTAATTGGGCTTTAGTACAAGACGAAAACCCAATAATAAAACCAAATAAAAATAACTTCAATGTTTTTTGTAAATTCATTTTTTGTTTTTACGATTATACATACTCGTTAGCCATCACAACTTACGCAATCAGCTACTCTACTTCCTAAGTCTCCTTTAATAACGGAATCAGTACGTAGGTAATATAATGTCTTTATCCCCAGTTTCCAACTTTCTAGGTGAACTTGATTAATCCATTTTGGTGAATCATCAGGTGTAAACGATAAGTTAAGTGATTGTGTTTGATCTATATATTTTTGTCGTATAGCAGCTTGACGTACTAGTTCAAGTTGGTTTATTTCTGGGAATGTAAAGAATATCTCTTTTTCATCTGGTGTTAATACGTCATCTGGTAATCCCATAACACTACCATCTTGTGCTAACATCATATCCCACCATTTATCTTGATTTTTACCTTTTGATTCAAGTAATGCTTCTAATGATTTATTTTTACGAATAAATGTTCCTTTAGCACCATTAAATGTGTAAATATTCGCTGGTAAGGGCTCAATACCTGCGGAGATACCTCCTGTTATGACACTATTCGATACAGTAGGAGCTGTCGCTAATAAATGCGTATTCCTCATACCTGTACCTTTACACCAAAGTGGCTCACCATATTCTTGAGCTAAATCTCTTGATGCTTTTTCAGCTTTATACTTAATATCTGAAAATATATTATGTGTATGTGCTGTTGATGCTATTGAGTTAAATGGTAGATTCTTTTGTTGTAAGAATGAATGCCAACCCATTACACCTAAACCTAAAGCACGACCTTTACGAGCATGGTTATGTGTACGTTTTAGTGATTCTCTTCCTGATGATTTATCAATGAACTCTTGCATAACACCATCTAAGAACCAAGTTGATAACTCTACAGCGTCTGTATCCTTCCACTCATCATATTTAGCTAAGTTTAAAGAAGATAAACAACAAATAAATGAATGTTCTTCATCTGTAAATAAAGTGATTTCAGTACAAATATTAGTCATACTTACTTCTAAGTTATTCATAGCATAAGAAATAGGATTGTTTTTATTAACATTATCCTTAAACATAATATAAGGTTCACCTGTTTCCATTCTTGACTTTAAAATCTCAGCCCATAAACCCATTGCTTCTTGATCCCTTGCTTCTAACTTTCTCATGAAAGCATCATCAGCAACCACACATTGGTGTAAGTTTAGACATTGTCTATTAGGATCTCCTTTAGGTCTTCTAATCTGCATAAACTCTGATATGTCTGTATGATTAATATCTAAGTTTACAGATGCAGCGCCTCGTCTTACATTACCTTGATTAGTTGCTACGATAGTTGAATCGTATATTTTAGCCCAAGGTACAACACCCTCTGATTTACCATTACCTGAAATCTCTGTTCCTCTACCTCTAATACGAGATAGTGAAATACCAACACCACCACCTTGTGATGTTAGTTTCATCAGTTCAGCATTTGTTAATCCTATACCTCTAACTGAATCTGGTGTATCAACACCAAAACATGAAATAGGTAAACCACGATCAGTACCCATATTAGATAAAACTGGTGATGCTAATCCTAACCAACCATTCCATACTAACTTAAAGAACTTATTCTCTAGTTCTGGTTTTTTAAGTCTCATAGCTACTGCTTTAGCTACTCGTCTATATGCTGTTTTTGGTGTTTCACCAGGTAATAAATAACCCTTTGAAATTGTTGAGAGTGAAATCTCGTCAAAAAACTCAGGATAGTCTTTACCTGCTACCCAGTTATCAGTGTTTGAAATCAAGTTGTTGTCCATGTTTTTAAAATATATCGTTCGCGTCCCAGTTTTGTGCTCCTTTACTATAGTTTGTAACTCTATTTGCAAAGAAGTCAGTGTGTTGTTTTCCTGCTGATAGTGAATCAAACCACTTCATTCTTTTTACTGCTGATTCATCTATACCATTTACTATAGCACCATAACCTAAATCACCCATTTTAGTATTTACTCTATGTTTGATAAAAGATACTAAATCATATTTTGGACATCCTTCTAAATCACCCATTTCGTATACTTTATCTATAAAATCTAGTTCAAGTTTTAAAGACAAATGAGCTGCTTCTTCGATTTCTGCTCTTAGCTCAGGTGTATTTATTTCTGGGTTTTCCTCTAATAACTGTCTAAATAACCAACATCCAGCATTTGAGTGTAATGATTCATCTCTAATACTCCACTCTACTATTTGACCTACACCTTTAAGTTTATTTTGTAGTTTAAAAGATAATAAAACAGCGAATGAAGAGAATAAATTTACACCTTCAGTAAATGCTGAAAATATAGCTAATGATTTAGCTCTAGCACTCCAATCAGGTTTACCACCATGACCATCTCTGACACTCATAAGGTTTTCGATTTTAGCCATCGTTGTTTCATCTTCTAAAAACTCACTAAAATCATCTAATCCTAGTTCTTCGTTTAATAACGAATAGGCTTCAGCATGTACAGTTTCCATATTAGCAAAACATACACCCATCGCAATGATTTCAGGTTTTCTAAACCACTTGGTAACTAAGTTTGACCAATAGTCGTTTACTACTGTTTCTGTTTGAGCGAATCCCTTGAGGATAGATCCTATAATATTTTTTTCAGTTTCTGATAAGTTTTGTTTCCAATCTGTAACATCAGCCATCATAGGAACTTCAGTCCAAATCCAATGTGCTTGTTGTTGTTTTAGATAAAAATCAAACGCCTCTGGGTATTCAAAGGGTTTATATACTATTCTTTCCTCAGTAATGTTCCTCATGTTTATTGTTTATTTAGTTTTAGTTTATCAAATCGTTGTTTGGAACAACTATAATCGTTATCCCTTAGTTGTTTTAGTGTTCCCCCTTTAGACATAAAATCTAAAATAAAAACATCATCTACCTTTTTACGTTTTTTATAAAGATCTTCACCATATTGTTTGTCTAGATCTTCTATTATTTGAGTTAGTTCTTTATTACCTGATAGGTGTGGGTGGTTATTTACTAGGTATTGGGTGAACTTAACGCTTAAGTTATTTGCTCCACTACCCAACCACTTTGCTAATCTACCTAGTTTATACCCGTTTAGTATAATAATATTATCCTTTTTAGGTAAATCCAAAACGTTTAAATAGTCTGGATTAACTGTAAATATTACTACTTTATCTCCACTCCAATATTTAGTAAAATCACCAAACTTATTAAACCAATATTTATTTGCTTCCTTTTGAGTTAGATTAAACTTAGGTATTAATAAGTGTTTATTTTCTACATATGCGTCTGAAAACGTAATAGAATAGGGTACTATAGGTGTGTCTAAAGTTATAATACCATACCCCGCTGAAACTACATATGTTGGTACTTTATTATCTAACTCTTTTATGAGTTCCCATTGAGTTCCCTTATAAACATCTCTACTAGGTATACCACCTTGTGTTTTTGATTCCCATTCACTAAAGGTAGAATCTATATCTGCTGTATTAACCTTAGAAATATCGACTACAATATCTCCATGTTTTTGAGAAACACAACTTACAAATACCTTCATATTATTTATTCTCTGTTTTAAAAAACGCCTCGTAAGCCGTTGTACCCTTTAGTGCTTTTTTATCCCAGTTATCAACTGGTCCCTTTACTGCTGGGATTTGGTTGAACCTAGGTGTATCATCATCTTCATCATCCTCATTATAAGCAGATAAAACAAAATGACCAGTTGCAGTATCAGCGTTAACATTAAAGGTTAAGCCATCCGTTCCATATCTATTTTTCATAATATGGAAACGTCCTGTTCCTCTCTCTTTATCTTCTTTTTTGCGAGATAATGACATCGCAAAATCAGTAATCATCATCTTATCGTATGAACCTGCTGCTTTATCTCCTTCGATAATCTTATCTTGAGCACCAGTTCTATTAACTTGAGATACTGACCAAATGGGTAGATCTAGTTGCCTAGCTAATCCTTTTGTACTAGTATAAATATCATCTATCTCTTGCTTCCGCTCAGAGTTTTTACGAGTTGATGAAAGAAGGTCAACATAATCTATTATGATTAAATCTGGTTTGTTTCCTATATCTCCTACCTTTTGTAGGTGGGATTCAATCGTAGATACTGTGGCTCTACCTGTTGGAAACTCTTTGATTATAACACTCCCTGGTAGATCAGTAATAACAGATTCGACTGTTTCTCTATGATGTAATATTTTATCTACAGGTATTTTTGTAAAGAAAGCATCATATCTTCTAGCAACATATTCTTCACCTAACTCTAAGGTATAGTGAACAACGTTATATCCTAACTTTGCGGCGTGTCCTCCTAAAGCAACTAATGCCCAAGATTTACCACCACCTGGATTACCAAATACTAAACCAAAATCTCCGTTACCTAATCCACCCTGTAATAGGTTATTAACCCCATCCCAAGGTGTAGGAATAGTATCACGTGATTCTTTTCGATAACGAGATTCAATATCTTTTAAGTAATCGTGACCTATGTTTTTATCTTGACCTGCTTTTAAAGCATTGTCAACCATAAATCTAATACCATCAAAATCACCTGCTTTTAATAAATCAACAGATGACATAAGTGCTTTTTTTAACTGTTGGTTTTTACAAAAATCAGTAAACTCTTCTTGAATATAAGCTAAATCCTCATCTGAAGCTACATATGCTTGTTTGAGTTGGTCTTTAATAGATACTTGTAAAACATCGTTATCAATCTTTTGTAGTTCTACTTTTAAAATATCTAGACTAGGTGTAGTGTGGTACTTATCATAATACTTAAGTATTTCACCTACAATCCACTTATGTGATGATGACTCAAAATATTCATCTGAGATAATATCGTGTATATTAGTAAGTAGTTCTTTATGTGTTAATAAAGATGATAACACCTTTATTTGGAAACCCTTACCATAATCGCTCACGCTATTTAGTGTCATATAACTTTTATTTTATTATTTAATATGTCGTAATATACGAATCCTATTTGGGTTCCCCAACGTTTTGTTGAAGGGGGCCGAAGTTGTCTTTCAACCAAAAGTCAGTATTTCGAATCATACCACCTAAACTATCTTCGTTATATAAATCCATAAACGATTTAGGGTCTAGATTTGGCACTCCTGCTTTGATAGATTCGTCTAATAATATTTTATCATCCACATCTAACATAGGTTTTGCTAGATCCATAATAGTATAGTTTTTACGTAAATCGTCTTCAGTCATTATTATTCTTGAGTATATAACGTTTTCCTTTAACTTTTTACCTGCTATATCAAAAATATCGTCTAGCGTAAGATGTTGTGTTTGTAGTTCTGGAAATAGTTTAAATAGTTTTTTAGGTCCTAATCCTTTTACTCCTGCTACTTTATCTGAAGCATCACCCATCAGTACTTTATATAGAATAAAGTTTTCAGCTTTTAATCCTATTTTTTCAACTATCATAGCATCAGTATAGAAACTCTTTTCAATAGGTCTATATACGATTATGTTATCGTTTACTAGTTGTAAAAAATCCTTATCTGATGATACTATAATACTACGTCCGTTGTATTCTTGATCTAAAACTTGTGCTAAGTGAGCTATAACATCATCAGCTTCTACTTTAGCCATCGATATTACTTTAATAGGTAGGTGTTTTAGATATTGTATTAGTCTTACTATTTGGTCTACCTTAGCGTCATGTTCTTCATTTACTGATTCAAATACCTCCCAGTTTGTTATTCGTTGTGTATTTCTACCTGATTTATACTCGGGGAGTAGATTCTTCCTATTATTGGATGAACCTACCCCATCGAATATTACATAAACAGAGGTTGGTTGTATTTGTCGTATTAGGGCTCCTAAAGATCTTAGAAACCCTCCTAAACCACCAACGTGTATACCTTGTGGGTTTACAGCATTGATCATTGCGAAATTTCTAAAAAATAGATTTAAACCATCTATCATTAATACTCTATCGTTTGGAGTGGAATCTAGTACGATCCCATCCTCTTGAACGTTGTCCAAGAGGGCTTGTAGATCTTTATTCATAATTTTTGTTTATTGTGGTTCTTGCTCAAACATCGCCATAGGAGATGCTGATTCATTCTCTTCAACTATATCAAACTCTTCACCACCTAGTTGGGCTGCCCAACTTTTAGCGTAATCAGTTTTATATGTTTTTAGAGCTTTTTCGTCATCGTCAATAAAACCATGTGGGGTCATAACAATACGACCTCTGGTGGTAACACCATTGATGTGGTTTTTATCGATTTGAAGGTTTACACGTTTAGCGAACTCAACTTGTTTACCATCTTTAATGGCTTTTATTTTGGAAGTACCAGCGTTTGTGATATTACCAAAAGTAATAACTAACGTTGAATCATACCACATAGACATACCACCTTTATTTTCCATCTTAGGTTGACCCATAGGAGATGCTGGTTTTGATGTCCATACTTTATTAATACAAACTAGTGTATTAGTATAGATAGATGATTCTTTACGAGATAATGTAATACGTTGATTAACACCATTACCAAACTGGGTTGACATAGCACCTGCGTTCCATTCGTTGTTGTTTTTATTTGATTTTAAAGACATCTCACAAGGTACTGATCCAATACTATCCCATAAGAATAATAAATCATAGGGTAAGTTACCTTTCTTTTGTTCGTCTATTAAATCTAAAATAAAACCTGCTACACCTTCAATACTATGGATAGTTTCTCTATCAGCATATAGGAAGTTTCCTTCATAATCTACTACCTCACCATTATCGTCTTTAACTTCTTCAACTTGAAGACCCATCATACGTGCGTGTTCCCAGTTCCATTTCATCTCAGTAATAATAAATACTGGTAATATTTTACGTTTTTGTGCTTCAACTGCTGCTTCAATAAGTGCTGTTGTCTTACCTGTATCTGAATGTCCTCTCAATAACACAATATGACCCATAGGGATACCTGGAATTGAGGTTACATCCTGAAACGCTTGAGATAGTGGTAACCACTGTTGTTCTTTAAACTTAGAGTTAGATGATAATCCTTTCTTAGTTTTAAAAGCGTTTAGGTTAAAGCTTGATTTTAGTTCAGCAGATGCTGCTTCTGTTAATGATTTTTTCTTTGCCATTTATTAATCTTCAAATAATGAATCAAATTTATCTGTTTTTGCTACTTTAGCTTTTGATGTATCTGCTGAGTATCCGCTATTACCTTTTTCCCAAGGTAAATCATTTCTACTTTCAGTATTGGTATTTGATGTCATCTCAAATGGGGTTGGTGCCTCAGATGAAATAGAACCTTCACTTTGGTTATCACTTTCAGGTTCTAAATAACGACGTAATGCATCCTTCATCTCATCAAAAGTATAGTTTTTAAACTGCTCTAATGGATTTGGTTGTGTGTTTAACCAAGTTTCAACTTGAGTAGCATCTTCACTTAATGGAGAATTTTGACGTTTAGCTCTAATTGAGGTTTTGTTGTATGAAGTTCCTGTTGATTCTGGTCCTACTGTTTCAGCTGTAAAATCTAACCCACCTGTTACATCTGTAAAATCACCAATCTCTTCATCAGTAGCCATCGCTAATAACTCAGTATAAATTTGTTGGCCAAATCCCCATAGACGAACACCTTTATCTTCTTCACCTCTTACTACTACAGGTGCGAAAATACGATTTTTAGCTCTTAACTTACGTGCTAAATCGAAGTTAGATTTGTCGTTTGAATCATACAACTTTTGTACAAACTCAGCGATTGGATCTTTACCACCTGTATTTAGGGGTGAAATCATTACTTTGTTAGTAATACCATAGTAAAACTTAAGTTCAGAAAATGGGTTGTCGGGAGTGTACTTTGATGGTACTAAACGGATTTGTTGTTTCCCTACTGTTGGTTTCCAAAAGATCGTTGTGTAGTCTTTCTTCTCACCTGTGCTACGATTTTGAATCGTATCTAATTTACTTTTTAATAAATCTAAATTCATATAACTATTATTTAATGTTTATGTATGATATAATATACAAAGGCTCCCTATGGGAGCCTAATTATTTGTATGTTTTTTTTGGTTTATTTTACCTCTATGATTCGATGAATCTTAGTATTGAGTTGTTTCAACTCATTATGTTGAGTAAGTAATATACAATTTCTATAGTGATTCCAGTCTATAGGGAATTTTGTGTCTACGACTCCACCATTTAACTTTTTAATCAATTCGTTTAGAGCGTTTATTGTATATAGTGTATTACTATCTTTTTTTCTATGTACTAGAATAGTATTATCTGGGATAGATGTTATGTTACCATGATCTATATTATAACTAATAACTAAATCATCAGTGCCTACTATCTCTAGTGCAAATATTTTATTGTATAGTATGTTGTAAGTTGAAGTGATCCCAGATATTAAATCATCTATGTCTTTACGTGTGGTAAAACTAACTAGTAGTTTGTTATTATAACCCATTGTTATATCGTCTATTGTATTATAATCAAAACCTGTATTGGTTGATTCGTTATACATATGGGTATCTTTAGTTAAAGTTGTAATCATAACCTTTTGTTTTGCTGGTGTTTAAACCATGATTTGTAAATATTTGTTGAATATCATCTATAATATTCTCTTCCTTGTTGTAATCAATTAATACTG